GTCATCGGCGCTTTCCTCCCGTGAAATTGTTGATCAAAACCAAAGCGGCGATCGCCCCGCCGATGTACAAGGCGTTGTTTTCCAGCCACGTCAAAGCATCATTTGGATTGGGATTCGGATTCAGCGCTCCTCCGGGAGTTCCGCTCGCTGTTGTCCCTGCGGAAACGAGCGTAACGCTAGAAGTGAGTTTCCCGTTGTTGGTGAATTGATTCAGTAAACCATCGAGCACGGATTGCGCATCGCTCAGGTATTGATGCCCCACGCTGTCAAGAATGGTCATCGTAAAAGAGGCTTGCGATGTCAGTCCCGATTGTTGAACCGCGTTCGTCGCCATCGCCATGCCGTGAGAGGGCAACAATGCGGCGATCTGTGAAATCACAGACGATGCCGTCGAAAATGCTTTCACTGGGTTGTAAGAGACCGTATAGAGCAGCGTACTACCGGGAGGAGATTGAGCCGGGTTAGTTGGCGTGGGAGATGGCGTCGTGTGTGACGTAGTGGCCGTGACTGTAGTCCCTTCGGTGGTTTGCAATCCTGCATATTTCGCCATCAGAGTAGCTACGTCAGTCGTGCCAGCCATCAACGCTTGAATGTCAGCATCCGTAGCGCCCGCAGCGCTCAACGCATCGATTGTGTTGCCGTCAAGACCGGCATCCCAAGCTGCTTGCATCTGTGCGTCAGAAACAGTGCCAAGATTACCGTGCGATCCCGCGTGGTATCCCAGCATCGCATGCGCGCCGGGTTGATAGCCGAGCATGGCGTGCGCGCCGGGTTGATAACCCATGCCCATTCCGGACCGAAGTTCCTCAAACGCGGGATGGTTCGGAAAAATCATCGCCGCCGCCCTTTCTTCCCGCCCAGAAGCCACGACGCCGCGATTACTGCCGCCGCAGCCACGAGGCCGTTGGGGTATCCGGCGAACAAAGTTTCCTCGGAAAGCCAATTCGTGATCGATGAAAACGAAAATCCCGACGATGGCGCGGCAGCGCTGGCCGAACCTTGCGCGATTTGCGCGGCGCTGGGAGCGGGTGTGCCGGAAATTAAATCTCCCTGCGCGGCGAGCGCAGAGCCTTGCGGCGTCAATTTATTTCCCCCGGTCAAGAGCGAACCGGATTGATACAGCGTTTGCGCATCCCCGGTGAGGTACCCGGAATAGGTGATCCCCGTCACAGGATCGACGATGCCCGTCAACTCCACCGGCAAGCCGCCGGGCGATCCCGAAGTGGAAACCGTTTGCCCCGTGGCCACGACGGGGCCTTGCACTTCTACCGGAAGCTGTTCCGGCGGGACGCGAGATTGCACAGGGGGAACAATCGGCGGCGGTACTTCGTGAATCGGCAACGCGGGCTGCGGAGGTGTTGCAGCCGGATGAAACCCCGGAGGGAATCCGAAATAAATCGGCGTGCCCAGCGACGGATGATTCGGCGCGATCATCGTTTACGCTTCTTTCCGGACATCATTGCCGGCAAAATGAAAGCCGCCGCCACGATCCCGCCGATGATCACCATATTCGGCAGCCCCGGAATCATCGTGGAGCCGGTAAACCACGACGTAAGTGAACTCATCGCGCCGGAAATGTTTCCGAAAGGCGACGTTGTTGATGGCGATTTGTACAAATTGCCGCCATTCAAAAGCGTTTGCCCTTGCGTGGTGAGTTTTCCTGCAGCCGTCACCAGTTGGCCCGCGGCCTGCAAACCCTGCGCGGCCACGCTTAAGTTATTGGTGTTCACCGTATTCGTCACGCCGCTGTTCGGATCGGTGATGTTTATATCTTGTCCTTGTCCCGTCGCGGTGGTCTGCAGGTTCGCCGTCGCCGTCCCAGAGGTTGCCGCGGTAATCTGTTCCGCGATGGTGTACGGCACTGTCTGCCCGGTCTGAATGTTGGTATAGGTGCCGTCGCCGTTGCTGGTGAATTCGTTGCCCACAGTGGCCGGATACATCGTCTCCAGCGACGGAGAAAGCTGATTCGGCAGCGGCAAAACAGGCATATCGATCGGGGCAGGCGGACCCAAATCGATGATCGGCGGCGCGGGATTGTCTGGAGCAATGAGTCCGCCGGTAACGTCCGTGGAAGTGGTATCGAATGCGATGGGATCTTGGCCCAGCATTCCCAGGAACGCGCCGCGCATGCCGCAACACCGTTCGCCCGTGGGAGATGCGGTCAATCCTGGCAACGGCGAATTAAGTTCCGCATACATGGCTTTTTCTGAGGCCCCTTACCGGGGCCTTAGCGATGCCTCCCGCCAAAAACTTTAGCCAGAACGAAAACTCCCGCGCCGATGGCGAAAATCGAATTCGGCATCCCGGGTATGAACGTGGATTCCCCCATCCAGGTGAGCATCTGATCCCAAATGCTGGTCGACGTGGGCGTAGTGGCCGTGCTGATGGCGAATTGTCCGCCGGGGCCGAACGAAATATTCGTGAGCGGCGAATCTCCCAAGTCGCTCAGGCCGCGAAAATTGGGATGTATGGCGTTTTTGTTGCGCGTGGAAAGCAGACCGTACGCGCCAAGTCCGCGGAAATTCGGATTCAGCCCGTTGCCGTTTTTCGTGGATAGGCGCGCGTAGGCCATTAGACTTCACTCCAATTACTTTTTATGGTAAAGAAGGTTGTACACAGAGTGGAGGAATCTATATGGCAATTATTTTTCAGTGTGATCGCTGCAAACAAACGGAGGAATATTCTACATCTGATGAAATACCAGAAATGTGGGAACGGGTAGATATATACCTTCTCTGTGAAAGCTGTTTTGTCGCATTCGAACATTTCGTGAGCGATTTCACGAAACCACTGAATGTTTAAAAGAAATAACATCACAGCACCGCCCAGGCGCCTACGGCGGCCAGCGCGATCCATCCCCAGGCCGGAATTTGCGAAAGAGAAAATCCCGCTGGCGACGGAGGGATGCCGCCCACCACTTCGGGAACTTGCGAACCGCCCTGCGAAGTTTGCACAGCCGGGGGCGTATCCGGTGCTGCAGATGCCGCCGCAACTTGAGCGGCTGATGCCGCAGCTTGCGCGGCCTGCGTCTGAAATTGTTCTTGCCAATAGAGGACCATCGCGTACAGGCAAATGCTCAACAAACAATTGCTGTTGCAGTAGGGACTATCGTTGATTGCCGCGCCGCCGCCGGGAATGCTGGATGGACCGGAAGCGCTTCCCGAGGCACCGCCGGCGCTCATGTACTGCGAATAAATTTCCGGCAGCGCACTGGCCGCATCCCCCGGATTCATTTGTCCGCTTTGCACCGCTTTGAAAATCACGGAAAAAGCGTTGTTGACGGCGGGGATCACGCTGCATCCGAAATTCAGGTCACGCTGCACCGCTGCGGCATGATGCTGAAAAATCATGTTGATCACGCTGATGATTAAACCAGCACCTAAAACCGCCGCCCCCAATATCGTTCCCATGTTCGATGAATTTTGATTGTCGCTATTTTTGTTCTGCTGTTGCTGATAAATACTAGACCCAGCAGCGGCAGTGCCAAGCACAAGACCGCTTACCGTAGAAAAAAGATTCAGCGGCTGCGTCTGAATACCCGAACAATCCGGGCCGATGGGCGGGGTTGCAGGCATCTGGCCGGAAGCAACAAAAGGCTCCAGCGTGGCCAACCATCCCGAATTCCCGGACGGCGCGGGATTCACGTTGAACCTGGAATACGCTTGCAGGGCTTTATTCAGCGCGTCCATCGGAGAAAGCGAAGTGGAGGAATCGCCCAGAAAACCGAGTCCGCGAAAATTCGGATGCAGCCCGTTCTTATTTCGCGTCGATAGCGGAGCGTAACTCATGGCTGCAAAAATCCCTTGTCCGAGTATTCCCAGATGCGCCGCAAAAATCGCGTCCACCAGAATCCGATGCGCGCCGTCCGCCGAATCGTCACCATAATCATTCGCTCGCCAACCACCAGATTCCGCCGATCACCGCCGCCAGGAAAAGCAATTCGCCGGTGGACGTGGAAAAGAAGGAAGTTTGCGCCGGCACGGACATCGCCGCGCCCCCCGGCCCGATTGCCGGACCCACCACTGGCCGTACCGTCTGCCCGCCCACGGATTTCAGCGCGCCGGACGCACTCGTAAGGATCGCCGCCACGTCGGAAGTGACGCCGGCGAGCCCGCGCAGCGTTTGCGGGTGATAGCCGGACATGGTGCCGTCCGCCCCGCCGGGATAATCCTCGTGGGAATCGTCGGTGAGACTCCACCATTGCCGGCGGAAGAAAGATTCCGGCGCCACGCCGATCACCGCGCCGGGGCGCGCGGCGTCCAGGGGATACCATTCGCCGTCAATGAAAACTTCGCAGTAGACGTGCGAAAAATAATCCGGCATGCGCGGATCGCTGGCCACGGTCACTAGACGCGTTTCAAAGCCGATGGAGCCGAGCAGCGCGGGCAAAACATTGGCGTTGATATCGTCGCAATCCCCGGCCTTCAATTGCAGCAGCTCGCGCGTGGGACGCAAAGCTTCCTTGGTGATGGGATCGTTCACGAAATAAAACGAGCGCGCGTAATCGTAGATGGCGGCGATCTGCGCCTGCGAATCGTGCGGCTGCGCCCCGGCGTTGCGGATGATTTCGATGGCCGTGCGGTTGACGAAAGGGTCTTTCCAGGCATCGTCCACCAGGCCGCGCAGCACCGCGATGGTCTGCGCGGTGCCATCGTCGCCCCAGGCCAGCGGCGCGGAGAAAAGCAATCCGGAACGGTCGGCAATCGGGAAAATTCCCATGCACTGCGAAGGATGCCCGAAGTTCTTTCCGCGCGAAAGAACATCGTGGACATGCGCACCCGTTATTTCATCGGGTGCAACACCGCGATGCGTGCGTGACATCTAGCCTTTTCGTGTGCTTTACTAGGCATTGCCTGGCAGGAGAAATGAGGATGTCGAGTGGCCACTATGACGCAACCGGCTCCCGGTACGCGATTTCGCAAAACAATCGAATCTGAGGTTTTACCTCCCAGAATAGACGCTGCCAATGATGCCCAGGCTGGCCGTTTCTATAATCGCCCGTGGGAAGATGTCGTGAACGATCTAACTGCGGAGCAATGGAGCGAGCACCTGGTGCGCGTCTATCGCGCCGGTGAAAAGTGGGAACGCGGCGCCGCCCCAGTGGACAATGTTTTCAACGGTCCATTCACCGAGGAAGATATCCGTTCGCGCTTCGGCGGGGGAAAATTCATACTGTGGATGCTCGGGCCGCCGAAAAAACACAATTTGGTAGCCAAGTGGCAAGTCGATTTGGAAGGTGTGCCACTCGTGAACAGCGTGCCACGCACCGCACAGGCTGATGGAACAAATTCCGTGGCGCTGGAAGCCATGCGCATGTACGCCAATCCCGAATTCATGCGCATGCAGATGGAAATGATGCGCGCGGCGGCCACGCAAGCGATGGAACTGATCAAAACCCAGATTCCTCCCACGCAAGACCCGCTGGCCACACTGCGCAACGCCAAAGAAATCCTCGGCGGCGGAAATCAGGAACACGGACTGCTCGACACGATCCGCACACTGAAAGAATTGGGACTGATCGGCTCGCCGGAAAAAAAAGGCGTGGAAGAAATCCTGGCGCTGATCACCACGCTAAAAACTTCCGGGCTGATCACCAGCGGCGCGCCCAAGGCGGACCTGGCCGCCACGTTCGCCAACAATCTGCCCATGCTGGTGGACCGCCTAGTGAACGGCCTGCACGAATTCCGGCTGAACTCCGAAGCCCAGGAGCGCACCGTGCGATTACAGCGCGGCGAAATCCGGCCCGGTGATGCCAACGTGATCGATGTAAACCCGTCGTCCCCTACGCCAGCGGCGGCCCCGACATCTTCAACACAAGTCGGGGCCGCTCCTTCCTCTGCCGCTGGCGTGCCCGTCTCTCCCGAAGTGGCCCAAGCCATCATCGCGCAAGCCCACATGCATCGCCTGGTCGCCGGCATCAAAGACCCTGAATCCGATGGCCAGGATATGTACGACTATCTACGCAATGCCTGGCCGGAAATCCTGGAAGAGTTGACGAAATTTTCCAAGGAACAACTCCTCGCCTTTTTCAAGAGCCGCGAAGCCCAGATGCAATACTTCGGCGCGGACATCTTGACGCAAGTGGCCGACGATCCCCGCCTGCCGAAAATCATCGAGGATTTTTTGCGCATCGCCAAAGAAGCCGCCGCCGCGGAAACAAAATCCGCCACGGCCAGCGCGGGAGTGGTGTAGGATTAGTGACTAGTGACTAGAGGTTGGTGACTAGTGAAAATCTGGATCGTCATGAAGGATTCGCATGAGGACAAGTGGCCTGTCGGAGCGTTTTCCTCGAAAGAAAAAGCGGACGAGTACGTTCATTCAGTGAACGATGGACAGAGGCATGAAATAGTATGGATTGCGGATGACGAAGGTTTCAAAATGGACACACCGAAATTCCCATCGTTACTCTAGTCACTAACCACTAGCCACTAGCCACTGTTTTTGTTATTCTTCCCCCGGATGAGATGGGTTTCCTCACGTTCCCTATCTCGATGAACCAAGCTGCGAGGATTGACCATCCTCGTTTACCCGGCGCCACAGGTGGGAGCGCGGTCCCTAATCCGCCAGACCATCGCGCCGGGTTTGATTTTAGAAGTTAGATGTTGGAGGTCGGATCGATCTAACTTCGAACATCTAATCTCAAACCTCCAGAACTTTTCCACAGTTTCCACAGTTTTCCCACAGGCTCTTTGAACACCCACGGCGATTCCCTCTTGACCGCGATAGATGATTCCCGTACTTTCGTCTCCGCTTGCCCTGAGTCTAGTCCGCCCAGGGTGTCAAGCCCCATACGAAGGGAATCGGGGCGCTCTACCTTGCCAGGCTCGGAGCGCCCCGGTTTCGTCCTGGCAATCATGGAAAAAACAAAATCAGATATTGGAAGTTTGCAGTTAGACCCGATCGAACCTCCAACCTCGAATCTCCAACCTCCGGTATCCGCATGACCCAAAGCGCCGCGCAACCCGCTCCCGAACTGCCGAAAAATATCGAAGCGGAAAAGGCCGTGCTTGGCGCTATCCTGATCGATCCCACCGACGCCGCATTTAAGGCCGCGACCGACAAACTGAAATCCGCGGATTTTTCGCTGCCTGAAAACCAAATCATTTTCCACGAAATGATTTTCCTTCACGAAGCCGGAACCGCAATCGACACGTTGACTCTGTTCAATCGCCTGGAAGAGCAGCGCAAAACAGAACTGGCCGGCGGCGTGGGATACCTTTCCAAATTGATGGATGGAGTTCCTTCCGTATCGAATGTGTCGCACTACGCCAGCATCGTCCACGACAAATCCTTGCGCCGGCAAATGATGCGCGCCGGCGAAAAAATGGTCACGGGAGCCGCTAACAACTTCACGAGTTACGATGATCTGTACGCCGAGTTTCAGAACACCGTCCGCGCGTCCACGAATGGCAACGGAAACCATCTGCGATTGATCGACGGACGCGAACTGCTAACGATGGACACAAGTCCGCTGGAATTCGTGATCGATCCCATCCTACCCACGCAAGGATTGGGAATGCTCTACGCTTGGCGCGGTTGCGGAAAAACCTACTTCATGCTGGACGGCTGCTATTCCATTTCCATCGGCGCGGCGAAGTGGTGCCAGTGGAGAATTCCCAAAGCGCGCCGCGTGGTGTACGTGGACGGCGAGCTCCCTCACAATCAATTGCAAGCCCGCTGGCAAGGGATCGTGAAGGCGCACGGGATGCAACCGCCGGAAGAAGGCATGATGAACTTCATCAACCGCACCATCGACAAGCGCGCGCCCAACATTGCCGAATTGCAAGGCCAACGGTTGATCGAGGATCATTTGCAGGAAGGCACGTTTCTCGTTCTGGACAATATCAGCGCCCTGTGCCGCACCGGGAAAGAGGACGAAGAGGGCTGGGCGTCTACCCAGGAATGGCTGATCGAATTGCGGCACAAGGGAATCACTACGCAACTTTTGCACCACGCCGGAAAAAGCGGCGCGCAGCGCGGCACTTCCAAGCGGGAAGATTTTCTAGACGCGATTTTGATGATGCGCCATCCCTCCGATTATTCCCCGGATCAGCTTTTGCGCTGCGAAGTCCACTGCGAAAAATACCGCGGCGACGATGCCGATGCCGTCCTGCCATTCGAAGTGCGACTGGAGAGCGATTCCCTGGGCGGATCGGTGTTCACGCACCGGGCATTGCAAGACGTGGTGGAAAAACGGGCCATCGAAATGTTCGGGATGGGCATGAAAGTAACGGAAATAGCCGACGATCTACATTTAAGCCGCTACCAAGTGTACCGCATTAAGAAAAAGATAGGTTCCCTTCCCTAAAATGTCGGCGCGCCGACATTCTCAGCCAACCGATTTTTAACCGTAAAACAGGCCCGCACAGGCATTTTCACGCCGCACACACCTCTTGAAAACAAACCACATAACAGGTGCGGCATTTCCGAAAAGATGTGCGATTTCGCTCCCGTAAGTCCTTTCCTGTCTATGGCATTTTTAGGCCCCGCACAACTCTATTTTTAACCGCCCTATTTTCAATACACTGCAAACTATGTGCGGTGTGCGCAAATGTAAGCGCACAACACGCGCACAAGTGAAGAAAAGGCGAAGTGGCCACTGTGTGTGCGTTGACACACTGCATTTCCACGAAGAATCAATAAGTTGCGGGCTATTTTTGAAAAAGGGAATAAAGGGCGAAAGTGTTAACATATTTACCATCAGTAAGTTGCTATAAAAAGCGTGCGCCGAGGTGCGATATTCCAAGAGGCTCGCACAGAATAAGGGTAATAAAGAGAGAGAGAAGAAGTTGTTTTTTTGTTTATTTATAGGCATCTGTCCGAGGGGCGAAAGGGGCGAAACCTCCCATTGCGCGTGGGTGTGCTTTCTCCCCTCACGCGCGCCCGACCGGTTGACGCACCCTCACGCGCGTGATATAGATTTGCGCGGGGGAATTTATGCGCAATGAGAAGGAAAAGCAATCAAGGCGTAAAGCTAATGTAAAGTATAAGAAAGCCCATCCGGAACAGCATCGTAAGCACAGCAAGACTTACAGGGTAAACCATAAAACTGAAATCGCTGATTATAACCGTCTCAATCCCGAACTACGTATCCGGCTACCTCTGGCGATCCATGAACGGCTAAAGGCGATCCCGGGAGGGCTTCGCGGTCTAATCGAGAAGGAACTATCGAAGCGTGACATCTAGAGCGAATTTCGGGATTGTCTTATTAAAGAAATATATCTTGACAAAAGATAAATAATAAGGCATACTGTCTCTGCCTGGCAAGAGACTAAGGAAAACGGAAATGGCCAAGAGAACACAAAAACCAATCAAGCGATCTAGTGGCGAATGGCTGTACTGCTCGTTTTCAGTGAAGCCGGAAGAGCGGGAAGCCTACCGGGAAGTTGCGGCGTTAGATTCGCGGTCGGTGTCCTGGTGGATCCGGGACGTACTGAACAAGGAAGTGTCCAGGCGGAAAGCGAGTTTGAATAATGGAACCCAACTTGAAAGCGCGAACGAAACGGTGGATGTGGAAACAGTTTCTCCGCATCGGGCATGATCTGGTTTGGAAGGCGGACGAGTGGTTCCAGCGTCAAGAGGTTGCTTTGCAATTTTCACCAGTCACCAGTCACCAGTCACGAGTCACAAATCTTAAGGGGGTTACACATGAAAGCCACGATGGAGAGCACCACGAAAACGCTGGTTCTGAACGGGCTGAACCTGCGCGTCTGGGAAGGCGTGACGGAGAAGGGGATACGGTTTGTAGCCCTAGTGAATCGCTTGCAAAGCGCGGACGCCGAACAAGAGCGTTTGCTGATTGGCGAAACGACCGCGAAACCGCCGAAGGAGCCGGAAGCGGCGACGGCGGGCGCGCTGGAGCGTCTGGGAATCGTGACCGGCGTCCCCGAAGGCTACGCGCCAAAACCGGAGCCTCCGACTTCGACAAGCGCCTAGTGGCCCGCCGCAGCGCCTTCGCAGGGATGGTGCTGGCCAAGGCGCAGCCGATGACGGGTGACCTGTGAAAATCTGGAAATACCAATTCGGCGGCACTGTGTCAATGGTTTGGCAGATGCCCAAAGGCGCAGAGATTCTCTGCATGCAGCTACAAGGTGGAAAGCCTTGCCTATGGGTGATGGTCGATCCCAGTGCACCGCCTGAAGCACGATGGTTCCAGATTCATCCAACCGGGTCAGAAATAGGCCCTGGAAAATTCGATTATATCGGCACCTTTCAGATCTCCGAAGAATCGGGCAGATCATTTGTATTCCATGTGTTCGAGGTTTTGAACGACCACTAATCACTAGCCGCTAGAGCTTGGAAGTTTGAAATTGGAGGTTTGAAAAACAGATGCGAGTAAATGTCTACGCCGAAGAAATGACGGATCGCGTGGAGATCATCGTCAAGGAAGTGGAAGGCCAAAAGTTTACAGGCGTGCGCTTCTTTCTTGAATTGCCTGTTACCACCGAAGTCCCATCCGGCGGGATGACGATTCACAAAGGGCCGTTTATTCACCGCCCCGGTGACGATGATTCTAGCGCCGTAACTTTTTGGGGGAAGCACGATTTACGCGCAATGCTGATCAAAGCACTGCAACTCTTGGATCAGCATTATGAGAAAGGGAGGATGTGAGAAATGGAAAACCCAACCAAGAAAACGATTCAGGCGGTGCTCTGGATTCTTTTGGGCATCGCCATCGGCCTGGCGCCTGGGGCGATCAAGATTGACGAAATGCGCCAAGCCGCGGAAAATGCCGAAGCGTTCCACGCGCGCAGTATGGCCGAGTTGCTAAAACAGATGAAAGACGAGGAATGGTACTACATCAAGCAAATGTCCGTGTACCGCGCCGAGCTCGGCATTCGCCGCGCGGTGCCCACGGAAACTGATAAGGCTCTGGGAATCACCTGCGCCGAGGAATTCACCACGTCCGCTTCGCCGACTGGAATGCCGAACGGCGTGCGTTCCTGGAAGCCGCGCGACGATGGGCGATGCTACGCCGAGGATGGCTTGCAGTGAATCCAAACGACAAAGTCTCCACGAAACACGAATCACGAATCACAGATCACGATTCCGAACCGGCTTGGCTTCGCGACAATCAAATCGTTAAGGTGGAGTTTGACGAATCGCTGAACGCGCGCGGGATCGATTGGATCGCCGAAATCTGCGCCGGCGAAATACAGTGCTGCGAGCATTGCGGCCGCGCCTTCCCATTGTGGCCGCCGCAGGGATGGGCGGATCACGTGCTCCTGAACCATGCCACCGAGCTAACGCGCCAGGCGCGGCAAGGCATGAGCCAGATGTCCGAGACCGCGCCGAACGATATGCACACCACATTTTTCGCCATGACCTTCGCGCAGCGCGTCAGTATGCGCCGCCGCGCCTGGCAGCTAGGCTACGCCAAGCCGGAAGAGGGAAAGCCGCGTTTGGTATCGTGATTCGTGAGTAGCTTGCCCTGACGAAGGAAGGGTGATTCGTGATTCGTGAAAAGCTAAACCCATGACGGATCAGGAAGAATTCGCGAAGCTGGTGAAAAAAATGTACACCTTGGCGGACAAGATGGGCCAGCGGTTGACCATCACGGTGCGCTCTATTCCTGTTCCAAAAATCCGGGCAACGGCGGGCAAGTCCGCCGTAGCAGCGCCATCGCAAAGGCGGGAGCCGGGGGAAGATTGAATTCTGGAAGTTAGAGTTTAGAGATTAGATGGTGGATCAAACCTCTAACATCCAACATCGAGAATCTAGAAATGATTTTACTCGGCTGGGAAATCGGCACCGGAAAGCGCGTGGAAATCCCGGAGACGGGGCATCTGGCGTGGTTCGGCCAGACGCAGCTTTCCGGGAAAACTACGGCGCTCGAGGCTATCGCCTTTCGTGGTGGGCTGCGCGCGGTAGCCTTCATCACCAAACAAGGCGAGGGGGGATTTCTCACGGGGCGAATGATTCCCCCTTACTTTTCCGAACCTACCAACGACGAAGAGCAGCCGCTGTGGCGCTGGGTCAAATCCATCCTGGAAGCATCACAACAGCGCAAACTGAATTTCGAGGAAGCCTGGATTATTCGCTGCTGCGTGGAACCGCGTATCGCCAAAGCGTTGAAAGACGTGCACGAAAACATCAAAGCCCTGCTCGACGGCGAGGGAGACTACGTCGAAAAGGGGCGCGGAAAGAAGAAAAAAAGAGAATGGAAGTACACCCGAAAACCCGTCAGCGGGATCAATGCCGGCGTGTACACGTCCCTGAAAGCGTACTTCGACATCGTCATGCCGCAACTGTCACGCCTGCCGTATACCAAAAAACTCACGCTGCATCCCGGCCTGAACGTGATGGACCTGCGCGAATACGCGATGGAAACGCAAGCCCTAGTGATCCGTTCGGTGATGGAGTGGGTGTACCAGCACGAAAAGGGCGTGCGGGTGATCGTGCCCGAAGCGCAGGACTTCGTGCCCCAAGGAAAAAACTCCCCGGTAAAGATGGCTTGCGAGACCCTAGTACGCAAAGCCGGGGCCAATAAAAACTTCATGTGGCTTGATTCGCAGGATATGGCTGCGGTGGACAAGATCATGCTGCGCGCCTGCTCCATCGTGGGCATCGGCGTGCAAACGGAAATGCATGAGATCGATCGCAGCTTAGCGGGCCTCTTTACGCCCGCGCTTCGCCCGGTGGACATCGCCCGCTTGAAAATCGGGGAATTCTTCGTGCGCACGCCCGAAGCCCGCGTTTCCAAGGTGTACGTGCAGCCCGCTTGGATGTCCTCGGAATTGCACGCCCAAGCCATCGCCAAAGGCGAGGAAAGCGTTTCCAGCGCGCGGCAAATGCTGCGCGCGTTCAAAATCAGTCGAGAGTCTAAACCGGCGCCGTCGTCCCCGGCGCCGCATCAATTGCTGCAAATCCAAACTTTAGAAAGGGACGAAAATGAGCCACACGAGAGAAATGCTTTACCGGGAGACAGGGCTTCGGATTCCGACGTTTCAAATTCCAGCGAAGATCAGGAATCAAATTCCGATGCCGTATCGGCAACACTTTTACGTGCGTCTGAAAGCGAGGACGATGAAAAAATGTGGCGAGAAAAGTACGAAGCGCTAGAAGCGGAACACAAAACGCTGATCGAAGCCCACGACGCGCTGGCCAAGGAAGTACGTCGTTTGCGCGGCGTGATCACTGCCCGCGGATCGGTCGAGCATGGCGTAACGCTTCCCGCAGACGGTTTCGCCAACGGCGGCGATAAAGAAGCCATCTATCGCTACGTGGTGGACCGCGCGCAGAAAGACCCCGGCATTATGGAACTGCTCACCCGCCGGCCGGAACTGCGCGTCAAGGTGGAGCGGCAAACCGTGGAGATGGACGATTCCACGATCATCGGACGCATCGCGCGCCTGGTCCATGAAGGCTATTTCAAGCAGGCGCGCAACGGTCCCACGGTGCAAAAGGAATTAAAGCGCCGCGGCTGCGATCAACCCACCACTAACCTGTACAAGCCGTTGAACCGCCTAACCGAAATGGGTTTTTTAACCCTGGAGCCGGACGGCTTTCAGGAAGTCCCGGAAATGAAAGTGCAAGTACAGAAAGCGTGATTGGTGATTCGTGACTGGTGATTCGTGAAAGTCAGCGACTTTTTGCGGCGGTATCAGATTTCTGGCCAATTGCCCGACGATGAGGGCGACGAGATGTTGGCTTTTTACGCAGGATGGCTGATCGGAGCTTCGTACAAAGCAATCATCACCACAATGGATCAAGCAAGGAAGGATGCCATCAAAATTGCCGAATTCATCGAGTCACGGGCCACGAATCACGGATCACGAAAAAATGACTGAACATTTCCCCAAATCGACGCTGACGGCGACGGCTTGGTGCTTGAAATGCCATCGGAACACGGAGCATCGCATCGATGACGGGCGCGTCGGCCCTTGCCTAGACGAAAATCATCCGGCGCCGCCGTTGCCGAAAGCAGAGATTCCTAAACTTGAATTACCGAAGCAGCCGGAACAGAAGGAGCTATTCGACAAATGATTTTCACGAATCACGATTCACGAATCACGAGTCACGAAGAATGAAATACATCGCCATCGCCATATTGGTCTGGTCGCTGCTCGTGGCGGTGCACTTTCTGTGGGAAGCGTGGCTCATTGCCAGGAGCGATTTCAAGGACATTCCAGAATGCCGCCGCTGGTGGTGCCCGCACGGGGTGCGGAATAGATGGAAATCTAGAAGTTAGAGATTGGACGTTGGAGATTGGAACGAATGTCGAAACGCAGCGGAGCGAAGGGCGGACGGAAAAGCGCTCGGAAGGCGCAAAGGTTAGCACGATCAAAACCAAGCCATATCCCGTCCGTCCCTCCCTCCGTTGAGATTATTCAGACGCTCACATTGGAACGGCAAAAGCTGATCTTCGCGTTGCGTGGTGCGTTGCATTTCTATGATCGCGCATCGGGCACGATTCACTCTGATTGCGGTTGGACAGCGAAAGATATAGTTCACTTAGATGAAATCCGGTCCCTGGCATGGGGGGGTGGGCGTGGTGACAATTTAGTCGGTCGAACGTCCAACATCGAACTTCTAACCTCCAGAACCCCCATTCCCGGCGTTTCCCGGCCCGCTGGCAGCCAAACGGCTCCCCCAAGCTACGGCAAGCCTAGGAAACCACGGAAAACGCGCCCTGTGGCGCCCTAAAGCCAAAAATCCCATGCGCCAAGACGCCTACACTCAATTTCTGGACCGAAAAGCTCAATTGGGCGGATGCTCCGGTTTTGCCCCGTCTAACGTCCCGGATTTCCTCTTCGATTTCCAGAGAGACCTGGTGGATAGGTCGATCCGCAAGGGGCGGGCGGCCATCTTCGCCGATTGCGGGCTGGGCAAAACTCCGATGCAACTGGTTTGGGCCGATGAAATCGTGCGCCACGAAAACAAGCCCGTGCTGATTCTGACTCCCCTGGCCGTTTCCGCGCAGACCATTCAGGAAGCGGAGAAATTCCAAATTGGAGCGCGGCGATCCGTCGATGGCCGATATACGGGAGCGCAAATCATCGTCACCAATTACGAACGGCTTCATTATTTTGATCCGCAAGATTTCGTAGGCTGCGTGTGTGACGAATCCAGCATCCTGAAATCGTTTGATGGCGTGCGCCGCAAGGAAATCACCGAATTCATGCGCCGCATGCCCTACCGCCTGCTTTGCACGGCCACGGCCGCGCCAAACGATTACATCGAACTGGGCACGTCCAGCGAAGCCCTCGGCGAACTCGGCCACATGGACATGCTGAATCGTTTTTTCAAGAATGATCAACACACGTCGAAGCCGGTAGTCTATCGTCAGAGAGGCAAGAACTTTGCTCAGTTAGACGATAAGGCGAAATGGCGGTTCAAGGGGCACGCCGAAATTCCGTTCTGGCAATGGGTGTGTTCCTGGAGCCGCGCGATCCGCCGGCCATCCGATCTTGGATTCGACGATAGGGAATTCGTTCTGCCGCCGCTCACGGAAACGCAACACGAAGTGACCGCCCGCAATAAAGCGCCGGGATATCTCTTCTCCATGCCCGCCGTGGGATTGCAGGAGCAGCGCGAGGAGCGACGTCGCACCATTCGTGAGCGCTGCGAAAAAGTAGCCTCGCTCGTGGCTAATCATGATGGTCCGTCGCTGGTATGGTGCCATCTGAACGACGAAGGGAATTTACTGGAAGAAATCATTCCAGGTGCGCAGCAAGTGAGCGGCGACGATTCCGACGAAGCCAAGGAAGAGAAGTTCATGGACTTCGCCAATGGAGACGTATCGGCCCTGGTGACCAAGCCGAAGATCGGCGCGTGGGGCCTCAATTTCCAGAAATGCTCGCATGTCACGTTTTTTCCGTCGCATTCCTTTGAACAGTATTACCAAGGCGTCCGCCGCTGCTGGCGTTTCGGCCAGAAAAATCCGGTGCAGGTGGATATCGTCACCACGGAAGGCGAAAAAACGGTGCTGGAAAATCTGCAAAAGAAAGCTGCGGCCGCCGACCGCATGTTTTCCAATCTCGTGAGCGAAATGAACCGCGCCATCGGCATCCGCCGGGACGTGGATTTTCCGGACCCGGTTGAGGTGCCTGCATGGCTGTAATCGAACAGGAAGTGGCCGCGTCGCACGCCATCTATTGCGGCGATTGCATCGACGTGATGGGCACGCTGCCCGACGGCTCGATTCACCTGTCCATCTACTCGCCCCCCTTCGGCGGGCTGTACCACTATTCCTCGAACGATCGCGATTTATCGAACTGCCGCGACTACGCCGAATTCTTCGAGCACTACGCTTTTGTGGTGCGCGAACTTTTCCGCCTGACCATGCCCGGGCGCATGACGGCGGTGCACTGCATGGACGTGCCTTCCGGCAACAGCGGCACGGATTATCTGGTGGATTTTCCTGGAGACATCATCCGCTTGCACGAGCGCGAAGGTTTTCACTACATCGCGCGTTACGCCATTTGGAAAGAGCCGTTGGGCGTCCGCAACCGCACGATGACCAAGAATTTGGCTCACAAAACCATCGTGGAAGATTCCTCCCGCTGTTCCGTGGCCAGCGCGGACTATCTTCTGATCTTCCGCCGCAAGGGGCAGAATTCCGTTCCGATCGCGCATCCCCACGGCCTCTTGAACTACGCCGGCGAGCGCAAGATGCCCGCCGAACTTCTGAAATACCGCGGCTGGAAAGGAAACCAAATCGAGAATCGTTTCTCCCATTGGATTTGGCGGCAGTACGCTTCTGCGTTTTGGGACGATATCCGCATCGGGCGAGTCCTGCCGTTCCGCCAGGCCAAAGACGAGAACGACGAAAAGCACGTGCATCCCCTGCAACTGGATGTGATCGAACGCTGCCTTGTCCTGTGGTCCAATCCCGGCGAAAATATCTTGACGCCGTTTATGGGAGTGGGATCGGAAGTCTGCGGCGCCATCGTGAATGGCCGCCGAGGAATCGGAGTGGAATTGAAACCGAGCTACTACCAGCAATCCAAGAAAAACATCGCTGCCATCCTAAAGCACGGCTGGGGCGACGGCACCTCCACCGAATCCCTCGTTTTTGAGCCTCAATCCGAAGCTGAATCCGGGTAAACGAAAGTACCAGTTTTTGAGTACCCCAGAGCTATTACTCCCGGCGATCCTGTGCGGCATTCTTGTGTCAGACAAAGAGCGAAAGGCTCCCGGTAAGGGGCGCTTTCGCGGTAAGGATGACCAAGACAATGACTTTCATGTGCGCGTGGTGCAACGAAAAGATCAGGGAATTCGGCGGCAAGCCGGGAATGGCTCACGGCATCTGCCCGGACTGCCGGGCAAAATATTTCCCGGAGACGCTGCGAACGGTTCAGGAAAATGCCCAGGCTATCGTGTGGGATTGCTTGCGAGCCATAGGAAACGCATCGGCGGTACTCCTGCTTTTGCTCGTTCTTGGCGTTCCGTGCTTTGCCGCTGATACGGCCATCCTGCCGGATAAGCCGCAGCCACAGACGCCTGTCCATGTTGCGGATAAGGAATTTTGGATCGAAGCCGGTTCGCTGGGCGCCGCCTGGACGCTAGACACGGTTTCTACAGCGAAATCGTTTTCAGACAATTCCAGCATGCACGAGGTTGGGCAGTTGTATCACGGATCGCGTTCCACGGCTAAAGTGATGGGCGCCTGGGCCGCGGTAGACCTTGGCGCAGCCGTGGCCGCTTACGAATGGAAAAAGCATGTGCGCAATCGTTACCTGCATCCACTGTGGCGCGTACCGATGCTCGTGGGAACGATCGGCCACGATCAAGCGGCCATAGGAAACTGGTCGGTGGGGAATGGAAGTATGCCTGCGCTATCTGTGAATGTTCCGCAGAATTCGATTGTTGAATCCGGCCTGCCAGTTCCTCCAATGCCGCCATCGCCTTCGCGGATTACGCGAACGGTTCACTACTGACGGCGCTTAGTACAGGCCGAAGAAGTGCAGGAAAGCGACGAAGAGAAGCAAAATGAGCAGCCAGCGGATGATTTCCCGCCAGCCGGGATCGGTGATCAGCTTCGGGAGCAGGATCTCCAGAATCTTCCAGAGGATTCCCACAAAAATGATGAAACAGATCAGGCCGAGGATGACGCCGAAGAGTCCTTCGATGCCGAAGAATCCGTAGCTGTGCAATCGGACTTGCAGCGCGAAAGCCGCCAACTTTGGGCCGAGGGAAGTGAGCGTCCGCATAAGCGCCTCCAATTCGGGAACGATACCACGAAGCCGAGCCTGCAGAAAGTTCAAAAGTGAACACGTCCCCGCTCTTCGCGCAGCGCTTCCTGAATCAGTTTCTTCACTTCCGGGATCAGCAATCCGATCACGTAGCGCGCCATTCGTTCCCGTTCCTGGCTCATGGTCACGCGGTCGATCGCCGCGTTCAGCCGGTCTTTGATTTCCTTGTCTAGTATCACGGTTTAATTGACGGAGTCTTTCTTGGGCTGCAGTTTGTCCGGCGATTCGGGCGGCGATGGCGGTACTTGAAACTGTTTACAAACACTAGGATAGGTTAAAGCTAAAGCTTCCCAGAAAGTTTTGGCGGATTCGTCGGCCTTGTAGTTCTCTCCGTATGTCACTTTTCCGTCAGAACTGATCGAAACCATTTGCTTTCCGTCTTTATCGCGTACCTCGATTAAGGCAAGAGCCTTGGGGTCAGTGGACAGGAGAATCATCGGTCCCTTAGTCCAGGTCGGACTATGATCGAATGTCGTAGTGCTATCGCTTTTTAGTGGAGCATTCTGCGCGGCGAAAAGGGCGGTCGACACCAAGCAAATTAGAATTACGATAGGTTTCATTTGGCACCTTCGTCCTTCTTGGGCTGCGGCTTTTCCGGCGTTTTCGCTGGCGCGGGCTGCGGGGGAGGCTCACGGAACGTCAAGGTGTTGGGATCGAACTGCACGGTTTCCGGCCAGTCGTGCTCTTTTTCCACGGCCTTCACTTCGGCGTTGAACGCGCCCACGGCCTGCTGGTAGTGCTCGAACGCACTGACGTATTCCAGTTGCTTCACCTTGAGCCGCAGCGTTTGCGTCTCCGTGAGGTCGTAGCTTTTCTTTTCTTGACCGAGAAGAATGCCGATCGTTGACCCTAATAGACTTGAGACCAGTACAACTGCCGCCCAGTTGCGAATGTTCATCGTTTCCACCATTCATTCGTGCAAATCGAGCAAACCAGCATCCCGGCAAGATAGCACAACAAAGCCATGAAAAGCGGCCCGAGCATCAGTCTCCGCAGGCGTTCAGAATTTTCACCATCGCCGAAATCAAGTCCTGCACGCCGGAATTGAATTGCGTCTGGTCCTTGATGATGCTGGCGAGTTTCGTTCCGGCGATCACTTCCACGTCGCCCACCATCGCGGCAACGTACGGAGTCACCGCGGCAAGTTTTTGGCTGCCGGCTTTTTCGACTCCCGCCGCGGCCCACATGCCTTCGCCCATCTTGACCATGTTGATCAGCGACCTTACGTCGGCGCTGTCTTGCGCGATGGTTTGAATGATCAGTTTCGGCGAGCCGATGATTCCTTCGGCGGCCTTGACCACTTCCAATCCGAACTGTTTCAGAAAACTGGTGAATCCGCTCATCTTTCCCCCTTTAAGGTACACGCCATTCAACGCCTTCGATGCTCCGAAGCCATTCAATAGCTTTTGCTTCCGTCATGTCCCCTTTGTCATGCCACTTTTTGTCATTCACAACACACCATATTTCTAAAGGACTCAGACCGCCTCGCTGCGCTAGTCGTTCAAGTGTTTGTGAATGATTGCTCTGAGCCTGCGCATTGTGAGCCTCTATCAGCTTCCAAGGAAATCCACTTGGATAGGGAGTCTTGTTCCTTCTGGCCTCATGGAACTCAGTGGTTTGTCCGAAAAGTATAGGATAGCCCACCACATGCTCCACATTATTCCAACACTCGCATGACGAAGCATTCCAGCGCGCCCACGATCAGGACCGTTAAAAACGCGCCCGCCGTCGCCAAGGATAACCCAAAAAGCGCGCCAATAAACAAAATAGCGGCACGCCGTACCCGAGAACGAAAAACGCACTGACGGCGATGGCGGCGAGGAAAAAATATCGCGCCATGCGTCAGACCCATGCGCCGGTGCGCATTTGCTCTTCCAGGCGCACGGCCCGGTCTCCCACTTGCTGCGCCCATTCCGAATCCCTCATTTCGTCCGCCGCCGTTTCCCATTGGCCTTGCGCCACGGCCATCAAAAACTTGGGAAACTTTTCGAGTCCGGCGAATCCCATGTTGAACGCCATGTTCAGGATTACGCCTTGGCGGACGCCGTCTAGCGCGGTGAACCACGGCAATCGCGACTGGGCTTCCAATATAAGTTCGCCGATATCGTTGCGAAATAGATGCTCGATTTCTTCGTCCGTGAGTCCCTTGCCGTTCAGGTTGCGCCCCACGCCGATGGTCAGCTTTCCTACGGTGTCCCTATAGGGAAATTTGCGCACGCCTTCATCGCGACGAAGCTGCTCGTAGATGTTTTCTATCGGCATTGCGAATCCGGCCTCGGTCTGGGAAGTGTACCGTAACTCGCCCAGCGCACGATCCAACAAAATTCCTCGTGCGTGGCTTTCCATTGCCGTCTGTAGCGGTGGGCGATGTAGGCCAGGTAGGCCCGCCCGCGGTCGCTCAGTTGCGATCGATCCGGGATCAAATCGTGGATAAATCGTTTGTGGGAACTGGCGGGAACGAAGGTCACGTACCCTTGCAGCTTTCTCACGATGCCTTGTTCGATGGCATCCAGCGGTGTTTGTGGCAGTTTTTCGCGAGGGACCGTCGCTACTGTGGGCGCTGATTCGCGGAGTTGATCGGCTCCGCTACTGTGCGCCCGATTCGCTTCGGTCCCTGTTAACCCAGTTGCCTTCTGTGGCGTTGGGGTATCGGGAATGCCGTCGAAAAGGCTCATCGGAAAAACTCATTCCAAAAGACTGAATAAAAACCATCCGGCCAGGATCGCCCCGCCGATCCAGAAGGCCGTGCCCACCGACCATCCAGACGGCGCGCCTGGCGTCGAGGGTACTCCGGGAAGCGGTAGTGGATTGCCCACGCTCACTGTGTATTGGCTGCCGATGTTTCCCATGATCGTCTGGATGTAATCCTGCGTCTCCAGGGGCGCGTAGACGATCCAGGCGGCGCCGTGCGCGGCGATGGCCGCGTCCATGTTCCCCGGACCCCAATTGTAAGCGCCCAGGGCTTCCTTCACGTTCCCGGAGTATCTAGAGAGCATTTGGGAGAGGTAGTGCACGCCGCCCTGAATGTTTTGCGTGGGATCGGTGGGATCGACGCCCAGGTCGGCGGCCGTCGCGGGTTCAAGCTGAAAAATACCGATGGCCCCGGCGGAACTGATGCGCGAATTGTCCAAGCCAGATTCCTGCATGGCTACTTCCAGCGCCAGCCGCGGATCGACGCCATAGGCCGTCGCCGTGGAAAGAATCAAAGCCGAAATGTCACTACTCGTCATCGTCGGACCACTCCGGGATTTCGTCGATTTCTTCCTCTTCCTCGATCACCATGTCGCGATCGAGCGCCGGGCCGAACGCCTGGCAACCGCTGCCGTGCTGATCGCGCAGCCGTTCGCATTCCTCGATTGTGTCACCGAAGAAAGTATGCCGCACGCGAATCGTGCCGTCCGCTTCCAGCTTGTCAACAGTGAGGGACACGGGCATCAGGGAGTCGCCTTCTCGTACTTGTCATTTGCCATCACCAAGCCCTGAACTTCTGGACTCTGGCGATTCGTTCCGTATTCCAAGAGCCATTCGCTCAGCTTGCGGCCCTTTATTTGCCTGTACTCGTCCACGTTCCCGATTTCCATCACTTTAATCCCATCGCGCGTTTCCCTTATTTTGTCGGCCATAGTGACGGTGTGCCGGTGAAAAGCGTACAAGCCACGATCTCCATCCTCGGTTTGAATTTGCAGCATCGTTTTCACCTTCAGCCCGAAGCGCGCAATGTTGCGCGAAAGCACGTAATCGTCGATCAGATGATCGCGCGTGATGCCGGATTTGCGTTCCTTCATAGTTGGGAGGATATTGTCGCGCGCTTGATCGAAAGATAAATCTTCGAGCGGACGCCACAGATCGATGCACCAGTCCGAAGCCGCCGCGAACCAATTGCAAGAGCCGATATCCCGGCCATCCCGGCGAAAAAACTGATCGTATTTCCAACGGTTTGACGCGTGATCCGTGGAATAGTGCGCTACGGTGTTTTTGGGCATGCGTTCTGTAATGTCCAGCATATCTGGCGAAATGACGGCATCGGAATCGATATAAATGTTCCAATCGTTGGCCCTGCCCAAATAGAAAATTTGTAGCTTTTCGTAGGTGATGGGAGCCTCGGGAAAGCGCCGCTCGTTGATGATCTGAAAATCCGCGCCGATTTTCCTCGCGTATCCCAGAAGCAGAGGATAGGTAAGCTCGCACAGTTCCGGAGCATAGTTCCCGATGTTCAAAGTCCATAAAGTCTTGCGCATGAAGTTTGATGTCGGAGGTTAGAAGTTGGATCGAATCAAACCTCAAACCTCGATTCTCCAATCTCCAGAAATCACCAATCCGTAGGTTTCCGTCCCGCCGCCCAGCCGATCGCTACGCGGTTCTGCGCCTCGCTTACCACGGTTTCGCGCAGCGCTTCGGGCAGGTTTCCGATCACCCAAGCGATGCGCACGATCTTTTCTCCCGGCGTGGCCGTTTTGTCCACCGCGCGGAGAATCATGCCGATGTCGCGCAGCGCGTCTTGGAAATAAGTAGGCTCAGGCATTTTTGGAAAACCTCAGTGGCTAGTGGCTAGTGATGAGTGGCCAGCAAAACCGTTTCCCCGTACGTTACGTTTGGCGTCCCTTGCAAGCTTCCCATGCTGTACTCGGTTTTTTCTAGCCGCTCGCCACTAGCCACTGATTTTCTACCCTTTCGGTTTGGAAGTGTCAACCGACGGGGCTGTGGAAGCGCCGTTCTGGAAATCGATGGGCGGGGGAATGGTGTTTTTCAGCCAGGGCGCGAAGGCCAGGGCGCTGTCAAAGGCGTATCCGGCCATGAAGGCCACGGCGCCGCCCACGTGCAAATCCAGAATGCCGGAAACCATGTCCGGCACGGGAATCTTGGCCGCCGTCATCACGGCCACGAGCTGCCCTTGCAGCCACAGCGTAAAGAGAGCCACGGACCAAGCCGTGCGGATCAGGATCGTTTGCCAGCGCGCCGTCAGTATTTCTATGCGGGAACTGATGGTGGTGTTCTTGGCCCGCGCGATGGCGTCAATCTGCGCCAGCGTGTGCAGCCCGCAACCGATCAGAAAAAACAGCAACGCAAAAATCATGTGTCCTTTGTGCATCAATTCCTCCAAGAAATCGGCGACGTGCAGATCTTTTCCCGACTTTGGATGCTATTCGATGGTTGCAAAACCTAATGTCATCGCGTAGTATCCAAAGTCTCTAAAATGCTCAATGCTGCCCTTAAGCGCGAACTGGAAATTACTCTCGAAACGGCCTTGATGCTTGCCGAATCCGGAGTTTCTATCTCCAAGATTGCGGAAAGAGTTTATGATTCCGAGTCCGTGCTCGTGGATCAACTCAAGCGACCACTGATCATTGAGCGTTTTGTTTGGTTGTTGAATCGCCGTCGTCAGCACACTCCCTCGCAAAAACAGATGCTTTTGCCGGGATTCCCCACCTTGCCTCAACGGATTACCCTCAAAAACGGCAAGCGTCCATTTTTGATGGAAGCGAATTTGAGTCATCTTAAGCAATTCCGACAAGTTCTCCTCAAGCGAAAAGGTGCCCGTCTGATTATCATCGAAAAACTTATTAAATTTATGGCACCGTATGCCGCACAAACGCCTGGAATAACCGTTGCTCGAATCGTAGCCGCACAAAAAGATGATCTGATTTCCTAATCGCGCCAAGCATCTTCGCGCAAAAGTTTAGCGTGAATCTTGGCTTCGCGCAGCGTGGGAGAGGTTTCGATCTGCGTGGCGATCATGTGTTTCCAGCGGCGTTCGGCCCGGCCTTCGTCTAGTCGCATTTTCGCTCCCAGGCCGTTCAAATCCTTGCGAATTAGGGAATCCTCGCGTTCCCGGTTTTCGCGCTCCTTGGCGGCGTCGTTCCGCATCGTGGCGTAGGCCACGCCCGCCCCGAACACCGCTCCAATCACCGCCCACAGGAATCCGATCATGGCTCGCGCTTTTTCTCGGACTCGCAATCGGCGCCCGGGATCACGGAAGTGCGACCAGTGCGCCGATTGTATTCTTCCACGATTTCAATGTGCCGTCTTTCATCGATCCCGCCTTTCGTTTCAAACAGTGTCGCTACGAATTTATCGAAGTGGTTGCAACAAAATTCCACGGTGCCCCAATGGTGCGTGGGCGGATTGCCGCAGGGAGTGTGATCCGTGTTTTTGATGGCGCAAGCCATGTTGGTTTCCTTGGGCCGGGCTTAATCTTTTCGACAAAACTTTCCCTTCACGCTCATTGAATCGTCACTCCGGGAGAAAATGTTACGCCTGAATATAAGCCAGATGATGGAACGATGGATGATGTTTGAACTATTTGCAACGCTGAAAGTATGCTGCCCACCGAACCTTTGTGATAGCGCACGGCGACATAAAGATGATTGTCTAAAACAACCGCTGAGAAAACATAATCCACCGGCAAGAGAGCCCCGCCCGCATCAGATACGGGATCGAATCGATCGAATGGGATCGTTCCCTGAGTTTCTAAACTGAAATTATTCTGTCCCACTACATCGTCATACGAGCAATGAAATGCCATCTTTGCTGTGACCGAATAAATTCCGTTCGGAACAAGAAATGTGAAGATCAGATCGCCAGTGTCCGCCGAGGACGGAATCTCATAAAGCCCGATGTCTGTCGTATTCGGCCACGGAGGTATGCCTGCGCCGCAATCCAGTTCTCCGCTCCCATTGTCTGCAGTTTTGGCTTGCCAAATATTGCCGTGACTATCTGTAAATCCAGTGGTGACGCAGTTGAACGGAGTGACTGGATAGGTGATTGTGAGTCCACTCCCACACGGGCCGCCCATTTGCAGCCGAATTGCGCCTTGCTGGATTACCACCAAACTGAATGTCGCTGACACGGTGTTATCGGCAACGCTTGTGGCCGTGACCTGTGTAGCTGTATTGATGGAGACAGTCGCCGGTGGAGTGTAAAGCCCTCCGCTCGTCAGCGTTCCAATTGTCGGACTCATCGTCCAAGTAAGGGAAGCATTCGATGCGCCGTTGACAAAAGCGGCGAGTTGCTGTGCTCCCATTCCTGCTTGGATGTCTAGTTCATTCTGCGGCACACCAACGGTCACGCCTGTAGGAATCACATTGATGCAGCTTGAGCCGGACCCATTCGTGGCGCAGACAGTTTCTGAGTTTGTCGTGGCACCACTAGTAGCCGACACTTCCAGGCCGGCTTCGTCCACGAACTCAAAGTTACTGTTGACGATGTTTGCTGCCGAAATCTCGCTTAAAGCTGATTGGTAAGCGTAGGGCAGTTTCCCACCATCAATGCGGATGTTCCAATCCGATCCCGTATCATCGACAAAGGCTCCATAGTGCTGAAGCTGTAAAAGGAGTTTCTGAGCTGGCACAGAGAACCCGGAAATGTTGAAAGTGGACTTCAGCCGAACTCTTGCGCCGAAGGGGATAGAACCAGATCCGCTGAAATTTGCATCAGTGGCAGGCCATAGAAAGGTGTTATTCCCAAGTGCCGCCCCTCTCATGGTGATTTGTCCTGCGTGGGTTATTTCTCCCCCGCCATTGACCGCGTTTTGCCATTCTTGGAAATGAGTCATTAGAGCTTCTAGCCACATTCCTGCGGCATTTGTCGTGCCATTTGTGGTGACTGGTGAACTGAGGGCGTAACTCGCGGCATCGTACTGTTCGCCGGCATGAGAATTACAGGTTCCGCTAGAGCAAGTGTCCCCGGATGGGTTGTAGTAGTAGATCGAGTTGAAATGACAAGTCGTGGGATTAATCGTCACCATGTGATGATCCCCAAGAGCGTTCGGATCCCAGCCTTGCTCCATTTGCCCTTTTGGAGTCAACGGAAACTGAAAGTTGCCATTCGACAACTGGTTGTTTATGAACTTCATGGATGTTGTAGGAGTCGAAACGTCTGCAAAGTTTACAGGGATGGCATTACTTACGATTAAATGACCAAAAGCGTCTTGGGCAATCCATGTGGAGGAGTTTGCGTTCACGTTCATGGAGTCGGCGCGAATATTGTAAATATGATCGTTTGGAAGCAACTGACAACCGCCATCGGGATTCTGAGTGTGGATTGATGCGGGGGCAGTATAAACGCCTGTGAAAGAATTGATCGATCCCTTACATCCCCCGACGGTTGTGCAAGACCAGACAACTCCAGAACAATTCGCCGTGCAAGTGAAGATGAATGTCTGACCTTGTTTGACGGCTGGTGGCACGGTCTGCCCAAGCGTGGGAGACTGTGCGGATATTAAAATTGGTAATCCAATGTAGCAAATGAAGGCCCAAAATATGAATGTTTTGTTCAATTTAGTAGCCGACACAGCCAAAACTGATCACATCACCTGAAGCTGTAGTTCCTGAAAGTACGGCTGTAGTTGTCGAGCCGCCAGTTTTCTGGTCGTATATATTTCCAGGGGTCGTTTGATCAGAAGCCCAGCATGCCCATCCATTTGGGGCTGTCACAGAATTTCCCATTGTAATGGTAACGGTGCATGCGCCTGTCGTTCCGCTTGTGAATTGACCTGCGGTAGCGCCGCCAAGGGTTGCGCTATTCGTGCAGCCTACGGCCGTGAATTTCGTGCCAAGGGACATAATCGAAGCGAGCTGTAATGTGCCAGTTTTAGTGCCGTATCCACCCAACGCTGCAACCGCTGCGGAAACTCGTTCGAAACAGGTATCACAATTTATGGTAGGATCAGTTGATGCGGCCCATCCAAAATAACTTGCACCTATCAAATTGAAACCGACGTTGTTATTAAAAGCTGCGTTAGCCGTCCCGCCGAAAGTTTGGACGATGGAAGGTCCAACGGTACTGTAAGAAAATCCCGTACCGGCATTCGTAGAAAACGCGTACGATGGCGCAGCTAACGTGCCATTTGGCACCAAAATTTGACCATTTTTATTGACGCTGAACTGCGTTGCACCACCCACCAGCAAATTCAAGAGCAAAGATCCAGCCGCGGACGCCGTGTTCGTGACATTAAACACGATCCCTTGGCCGGTCAGTCCCGCATTGTTCCAGGTGGTTTCAATCTGGAAGGCCGGAAAAGCCACTGTGCCCGTCACAGAACCTTGAACAATTTCCAGCGGCGTTTCCGTGGATGCAGTCAGTGTGGAGATGGAGTGCAACGCCTGATTTGCCAGGAAGCCAGTCAGTGTGCCGCCTGTGGCTGCCGAGGTCTCCCCAAACGCCATCCCATCCTGCGCATCGGTGGTTTGCGCCCAGTTCCACGTTTGCGGATTGTTCCCGTTCGCGATGGTGTTTGATCCCGTCGCCGCCGTGATTGCGGATAATGCCGCTCCTGAAGTGCACGCTTGGAAATTCACGGGAGCTACGGCTGCGGAAACCGTTCCGATCACCATGCACTGCCCAGTGGTGGGCGCGGTGCTCGAAAACTGAAGGGCGTAGGCCGTGAACGCCGCTGTGGACGGACCCATGATGTTGAACGTGTTCGCCGCTGGCGTTACAGCCGTGGTATTGCCTACAAATGAGACGTTCCCAGGATGCACGCCATCCGGGCCGGTTGATATGTTACTCAAGCTCTGAATCGCGTTGCTGAATACGATTGGATTTGTGATAGTTCCCGCTACTGCGGGGAAAGTAATCGTAGCGGCCCCGGATGTCGCCCCGTTTGCCGTTATCAAATCGGAAGTAAAAACGAAATTTCCCGCACCGGCCTGCTGTTGCAGCACACTCACGGATTGATCGGTTGTGCCGTTCGTGGTGGTTGCGCTGATCAGGGGCACGCTATGAACCTGGAAATCCATAGTGTCAGCGCCTACTACGGTTGGGCCGATAAAGTGCGTTGCGGCCGAGGAAACGCGGATATCTAAATTCCCGTTGACGCCAGTACCGAGTATTAAATTTTGCGTTCCCGCTACGTCTGTATAGTTGAAGTTGCTACCTATCGTGAACGGCGCATTGGCGAGACTTGCGCCCCCACCATGAAGAAGAGTAAGCGTTTCTCCCGCTACTGTTGCCGCAGTTAGAAATAGGTCTCCATTTACCTCGAATTCCATCTGACTCGCGGTGTTAAGAGTGCCATCCCCCGTATTGGTAACAAATCCATTACCGCTGGCATCTGCACCCAATGTCATTGCAGCACCGGCGGGGGCTCCAGTCTTAGTTAATGCTATATTCCATGTAGGGGCTGCTCCGTCATTTATATGGAAAGCAGCAGGCAAACCGAGAAAGGAACCACTTCCAGTCGTGCTCAGCAGTTCTAAGAACTGCGTGCCGGTGGTATAGGTTAAATTAGCCGATCCTCCGATGGTGTTCGGCGCAGTGCCGAAGGCTACCTGATTGACCGCAATCGTGCCGGCGATCGTGGCCGAACTGGTATTGCACGTGGGGCAGGAGATTACTCCGGTGGCGACAAGCGGACTGGGAGTGACAACGACGGGACTGGTCGCCGTAATACTGGTGACGGTGCCCGACCCGCTGCCAGCGAAATTCGTCAGTTTTGGAGCCAGGGCGTTCAGCGAAGCGCTGATATCCACGGGAGAGCTTCCGCTGATTGTGGTCCCTGTGCTTGTGAAAACAAACGTCTGCCCACCAGTGCCCAGGGGAGGCTCGATCCCTCCTTGATTTGAATTGATCGTGATCAGCCATTGCGGGCTGCCCGGCGAAATCAGCGTCACATCCCCAAAATTGGCGATAAATTTCCCGGTCCCATCGAGTGTGACTGGCCCGACACGCCCGGAATACGGCGCGCCGTTCAAGGTGTAGCCTCCGGGCGAACCGGGGACGAGAACCGCGCTCATAGTTCCGCCAACGTAAGGAATGCCGTTGGGATCCTTTACCGTGGCCGTCACGGTGGTGAATTGGGCGTGCGCAGCGGGAACAAAAAGAAACGCCCCGGCGACCGCCAGGGCGACACCGAAAAATTTTCGCATTTTCCCTCCGACGCACTCCCTGTGCGTCCCTTCCCTACTGACTCGAAACCGTGAAATCCATCGCTGCGGAAGCCTTCACGCAAATGCCGTTCAACAACCCCACGTTGTATAGAAGCGTGGCAATGGGAGCCGTCGCCGTGGCCGTGATCACCGCAACCGTATTCGTGGATGGCGTGCCCGTGCAAGCCGCGGTCGCAAGATCGAAAACGCTGATCGTTCCCACAGCGGGAGTATTGACCGTCACGCTTACGAGCGTGCCCGGCACGGTTTTTACCGCCGTGGCCGTCGTTCCCGTGATGTGCGTGTAGCTTCCTTGCGTTTCGTTTACCGCTGCGCCCGGCGAATCGAAAATATATTCAAACGAAATGTTCCCTGCCGCACCGCCGCTTACATAAACGACTTGCACTTGGGGGCAGGTAGCCGGGGGCACCTTGAACACTTGCACTCCTGGAGAGAGGTTGGCGATGGGGAAATTAAACTGCGTCATCAATCCCGTAGTGGTGGAAGTGCACATCACTTCTAAAATCGATCCCGAAACAGGACTGCTGAGATAAGTGAACACCAGGATGCCCGACGAATTGCCGAAGGGCGTGCCGAAAACCGCGGTGCCAACATTTCCAGCGCCGCTAATTGCGGTGAAAAGCTGTTGGTCTATCAGGCTTAGGAACTGAGTTCCGCCAAGAATGACCGGCGTAGTTTGGGAACCTGAATACGTCAGAGTGAAAGTTATCCCAATGGGGCAGGTTACCAGCACATTGACTGTCGGATAATACCCGGATGCGCTTACAATTGCGCTTACTGCCGTGAACAACTGCCCCGCCTGGGCCGTTGGTGAAATAATGAACGTATTTCCAGAACTGTCCACGCCTTGAATTTGCAGTTTGCTGCTTGTAGCTGATCCGGAAAGTACCAGAGTGGCGGTATGTTGCGTCTGATTCCGATTGTTTACCGTGAACGATTGGCCGGTACCCGTACAAGCCGTGCCAGATGCAGCCAAGATTTGCTGCGTGGGAACGAGGGAAACAGGAGTCTGCGCCCTAGCCGACGATGCAATCAGCGCGAAGAGGATGCAGGCCATGAGTTTCGCCAGGCGCTTTTTCATCGAGGGAATGAACTGCCGCGGCGTTTTCCTGTTGGCGATGGCCTTGCGTAACCCTTGAATCTGTTTGGCCTTCGGAATGTTCATCTTTCGAGCCATTTACTTTTTCTCCGGTGGAGTGCCGAATTTCACGGTGATCACATACGGTTTCGGGTCCAGCACTAAGATTTCCTTGCACTCAAGGCACTGGTAGAGGTTCGCTGGGCCAACGGAATCCTCTAGGCGCGTGAGATGATTGTGCAGACATTCTTCCATTGGCCGCCTACCACGCTACCGGATTGTCTGACGCGTCGAATTGATCATCCCAGGTGCGCGGATAGAAATAGCCGCTGAGGAGCGCGCCGGCATTCACGCCCGTGGGCAAGGCGTTGTTGCGCACGACCCACTGAATCACGTCGTTTTCAAAGATGCGAATGCCGGAAATGCGCGAGGGATTGTTGATCAGGCCGAGCGAGGCCAGCACCTTTTCGTAATTTCTTTCCGCATTGCCGCCGGTATACACGCCCGCCGGTGGGTTGCGGACGATCTGCCACACGGCATCCCCGGAAAAATCCGCCCAGGCGCCGCCCACGATCACGTTGGCGATCCACTTGATCACGCCGTTGCGGCCTGGCGGACAGGTCACTTGGGCGACCACCGTGAAAACCGTGGCGCTGATGGCTGGGAGCGCCACGCCTGCCGTGTTTCGAAACGATTCCGAATCCGGCGGCTCGATCAGCCAGGGCGCGGAAATCAGACGCGTGGCGCGCTGGATTTGCTGCAGAACGCTTTGCGTATCCTGAATCGCGGCGATGGTGGGATCGGTCGAAACCGGCTCCGTGGGCGGCGGGCGCAGGATCAGCTTCGGCGCCATGCTGCGATCCGCGTGCAGCTTGTAGGGCCACGTCGACCCACGAATGGACGATGCGGCCGCGTCCGTGATGTTCGGTTGTCCCGACGCTTCCGAAGGTCCGGTGTCTAGTTTGTCGTAAGCCATGTTTTCTAGAAGTTGGAAATTGGAAGTTGGAGATTGGATCGGTCCAACTTCAAATCTCTAACCTCTAACCTCCAGAATCTACTGCCTCCACCACGTCGAATAGCCGAACATGCACAGGTCCACGATGTTCGTGGTGCTGCCGCTGAGATTTTGAATCTTGCAGACTACCGGCGATCCCGCGGCGATGAAGTGCGGGATGCGCACCAAGCCGGGCTCCTGCGCGATGGGCGCGAAATTGGATTGGTTCTGCCCGTACTTGGAATATTTGTAGGCGCCTTCCTCTTCGGTGATTTGAAAGCGGAAGCTGCCTTGATTGCCGATGCTGGCCACGGACGCGCGGCCCATCACGGCCACGAGCCAAAAATCCTCCGTTACCGTGATGCGCGTCAAATCGGTTTGCCCGGCGGTGAGCGACAATTCCGGAAATTGGTACCAGAATAAATGCGCGCTGTGCAGGGAGAGCCGCACCCACTGCGGCAGCGTCCACGCCGCCGAGGCCAGTTTCCGGCGATTCTGCCAGGCGCCGAGGGTGGGATTCATCGGCGCGCCCGGCACTCGTCCTTGTATCCACGGGTTGATCATCGTCGCTTCGCTCCAGAAGTTAGAGGCTGGACGTTAGAGATTTGATCCGTTCCAACCTCCAACCTCAAATCTCTAGTTTGGACTTGGCAACGCCCCAAGCTGCGCGGCCATCGCCGCCGGATACAGCTTGTAGCCCCAGAAATCCACTTGCACGGTGTTCGCCGTGCCGCTCGTGTCAATCGTCGTGACCTTGTACGAGCGCTTTTTGGGCATGAGTTGGGGAATCAGCCCCGCCGGGAACGGCAGTTGCGCCGTGCCCACGAAATTGTCGAAGTTCACGGGAGCGCTCTGCCAGGCCAGCCCGCCGGCGCCGCCTTCCGTCACCTGAATGCTGAGGGCGTTGCTGGTGCGGCTGCCGATCAGCATCAAAAGCTGAAAATCGGCGTCGCTGTCAATCTGGAACGATTGCGCCTGGGTGTCGTTCCCCGCATGCGTCAGATTGACGATGTAGTGAAACAATTTGGCGATGTATAGCTGGCCGCCCAGTTCCATGATTTGCGGATCGGCTTGCAGCGCATTCATTTGATCCTGCGTGAGTGCCGGCACTTGCGAACTTCCCATCGCTACCGGCATCTCGTTCGCCAGATCGAGCGCGTGCTGATCTAGATCGAAAATCGTACGAATGGTTTTCACGACGCGATTCCCTTCCCCGCCATCCAGCGTACTGCGTGCGGGCCGCCACGCCTTCGCGTCTACGGCCCGCGATCGAGTTGTTCCGGCATCCGCGCATCGAATGTCGGAGGTCCGCACGCGCTACAGAACGGCTCGTGCCTTCTGCCCTTCCAGATACACCCACGCATTGATGCCCGTGCCGATGGGCACGGTATTGTTCGCGTTGGTGGTGAAGCCCGTGGCTTGCGCCCAGGCCGCCAGCGTGGGATCGACTTCCACTTTGAACGCCTGTTGCTGGGCAATCAAAATGCCGTCGATTTCCGGGAACTGGTCGACGCCGGGAGTGCCTGGGCATCCGGGATCCGTCAAGCGGAATCCCTGGTGCTCGTTGGGCAACCCGTTGCCTACCGGCCCGATGATGGTGTTGGCCGCCGTGGCGCCGAATTGCTGCGCCCAGATGCCGCCGCCCGCCGGAAGTTTCAGGAAGTGCGCGACCACAAAGAACGATTTCGTGGAGATGAAAAAGTTCACAATGGTCTGGCTTCCGAACTTGATGGCGTCCGTCTGGTTGCACAGATTGTCCAGCACGCAGGTGATCCCGCGAACGAGCATCCGTTCGGGGGCCTGCAACTGGTTCGGCTGCACCATGCTGGTCATCTGCAGGGTTTTCGCAACCGTGGCGCCGCCGGTGATGGTGAAGTTGTTGTTCTGCACGATCGAGAACAGCGTTTGCTTCACTACCGCCGTGGAAACCGCCACGCCGTAATAATCCCATTCCGGCTGAACCACGAAATCTCCCAACCCTGCCGCCAGCATGTTTTTCAAGCGGAAGCGGGGCCGGCCGATTTCATGCGCCGAAATTTCCGGCAAATGAGCGAATCTCTTTACCTTGCTAAGAAGTTGCATTTTGCGATTCTCCTTTCTCCGGCTCGCAGGCTTCGCAGCTCGGATGTTTGCTAGCCACCCTTCGCTACGCTCAGGGCGAGCTAACCACTGCCTTACGCCACATACTTCGAATACGCGCGGCGCGGTCCAAGCATGCCCATCGCTGCGGCCGCCGCGGGTGTTACCGCTGCGCCCTTCGATGGCCCGGTCTTGGAAGCGGACGCGGCGATCGCCGGCGCGCCCGGCGAATACGCCGGCGTCGGGATCGTGAAGTTGAGCGGGCCGTACTGGCCGAGCGAAGCGGTGAGCAGCGTTTTGCCCGTGACGATGGTGATCGCGCGGGAAACGGCTTGCACCGATCCGCCGATGAGCACGCCTTCAGAAAGGTCTTGCGACATGCCTTTCAAAAGAAACGCCCCGCCGAATCCGACCACGAGCGCCATGCCCACGCCGGCCCATCCCGTATTGAGGCTCGGGGAGACCATGTTGGGAATGGCGGACGCGGCGATCGCGCCGCCCAAAGCGCCGGCAACCTTCACCGCGAGTTGATTGATGCTGCCCGCGGCAAAGGGATTGCGGCGCCGGTGGTGACGATGATGATGATGTCTTGCCATAAAAAATCCTCCTTCCCCGCCGTTGTGGGTTCTTCCCGCGTGACGCCGGCGCGCGTCATACGTCGGATTGACGAGCCGAACAATCATTTTGAATTCGCAAAAGCTCCCCTTACCGGGGACTTTTGCTATTGACCTCCGGCTCCCAAATTCACCAGCGGTTCGACGGAGGAATCGCGCCGCACCGCATTCAAATCCATTTGATCCCCCAGATCGTACCGGCCGCCCTTGAAAAACATTTCGCCGGTGTAGGGATCGACGAGTAAAGCCATTTTCGTGCCGTCAAAACTGGAGAGCGAAGAAATCGGCATCTTGTAGCTGCCCAAAGCGCCCCAGGTCGCGCCCCGCCCCGCCGTCACGCACACGATTTGCGAGACGGGATGGAAAATCAGGAAATTCAGGAAGCACGCCGAAGAGATTTCTTCCAGGAGTTGTTTGAACTTCGGAGCCTCGTGCTCTTTTTGTCCCGGCGCGAGATGCGATTGCCCTTCCTGATCCACTTCGTAAGGATTCTGCGCGGGGCGTGATGGATCGGGAACGTCCGGCAAGCGAGCCAGGCCGCGACGGATCGGCAGCCGCGAAACGATCAGCAAATCCCCTTCGGGGATGGATCGCGCGATCGACGGGCCGAATTCCGGCCAGTAGATGCGCCGCCCCACTTTCGCGGCTTTGTAAAGCGGCATGCGGCAATCGGCATCCGGCTCGAAATAAATCGTTTCGATCATGGCGAACACGTTGTAGCCGCGCTCTGGCCCTGCCGCCGTGCGCTCGCGCTTGATTTTCAGCGAGAAATCCAAATCCTTCGCCGCACCGAGTACGATGTTGGCCTTACTTATTCCGTGATCAGTTCCCGCAAGCATTAGTGTTTACCTTTTCTGGAGTTTCTTTCTTCTTCCTGACGTTCATGTCTCCATTCAAACTGAAGCCGCCACCACGCAGCATCTTGTGCTTTGGGATTCGTATCGTCTGAGAGTTGACGAAATACTTCTTTAAGCGTTGTGGAGTCCATTAATTCACGATTCCTTCCGGTTCGATGGTGTATTCCCCGCCCACGAGAAACAGGCGACCTTGCGGGCCGCGGCGGTCGTACATCAACCGTGGGCGCACGCCGGTCACGTCACCGAATTTGTGTTCGTAGTCGCTGGCGATGCCGTTGACGTGTTCTTTCTTGGCGCGGTAGGCGATGGCCATGCACTCGCCCAGATCGATCATTTCTTTGGAATTGTCCACGCCGATCATGGAAAGCTGTCCGCGCGTCACCTTCTGATCGCCGCTGACGAAGTAGATTTGCGATCCGCCCACGTTGCCCGCCACGATGATTCCCTTCCCCGTGAAATCCAGCTCGGCCCATTTCCATCCCACGGGTTTTCTGTTCACTTGCAATTCCACGAGCGCGCCCAGATGCCCCAGATTCGCGGGGCGCGGTTCCGGCTCGACGAAAGTGTCCACGTGTTCGCACGGCGCGCCGCGAAATTCCTCGCACACTTCGCTTGCCCCGGCGAGGCCGCGCGATGGCGTTTCGGAACCTTCGTGCGGATTGGCCATCATCACCACGAGCTCGGCGGGATTCGGCAGTCGGCATGGATTCTCGTGGCGCGGATGCAGTACTTCGATCACCCGCCAGGAACCCGTGGTGCGCCGCCCGCGCGGAAAGGCGATGCGCACCAGATGCCCCTTGCGCCGCACGGTGCGTACTTTTTCGCCGCCGCGCAGCGTGGAGTAATGCTGAACTGTGAATCGAGAATCCATAGAGTTAAGCCGATGCCGCCTTTTTGCCGCGCGTAGAAAGACGTTCCGGCGGGAGCGCCACGGTCAATCCATGCTTCATGTGCCCGCGCTTGTAAATCTGCACGTCCACCAGTCCCTTGGAAAGCTGGACCGAACGGACCACTCCGTCCAAATCCTCGCCTTCGATGTTGGCAACCACTTCGTCGCCGGGATTGTATTCGTCATGCTTTTTCGTGCTGGTCATCGCTCGCTCCTTGTCGTTTTCATCGCCTTCCGTCTCTTCCAAATCTAGATCGTCCTGCAAAGCCTGCTCGGCTTCATCCTCACGCGCCTCGCGCGATGCTTCCTGCCGTTTCGTTTCCTTGGTCATCGGCGCTTTCCTCCCGTGAAATTGTTGATCAAAACCAAAGCGGCGATCGCCCCGCCGATGTACAAGGCGTTGTTTTCCAGCCACGTCAAAGCATCATTTGGATTGGGATTCGGATTCAGCGC